AAAGCAATATAGCCAAACAATACAATTACAAATAACTCTAACATAATTAGACCTCCGTTGGTTTATTAATTCAAAGATAAGAAAGGGGGATGCATATTAAACATCCCCCAAAGGTTTTTAGACTGGCATGTCACATTCTGGACATCCGTCATGATGAGAATGCAATGGCTCTTCGCACATTGCACGTTGACCAATGTCAATGCAATTTTCAACCACATCTTTTACTTTGTAGGCTACAATTACATTAAGACCTACAAAGAAATAACCTGTGTTTTTAATATATTTATTCATGTGTTTATTCTCCTATGTTAATGAATATATCACAGATAAAGAAGTCCTGTAACATATGAGAAAGTTTTCCACAAGATGTTAGGTTATTAGTAAATGACTATAAGTACTCTGTCTATGTGTAAGGATTATAGTATATAGCTGGGGATACATACATGTGTGGTAACAAGTACCTCTACGACTGCGGCAAAGCGTAAGCTTTGGGGGTCGTGAGTTGTACGTTAGGGTGGGATTGATAACGGTGAGTAAAGAACGAGTTGCGGTGACGCTTGCGTGAACGCAACACCTTAACTCAATGTTTGAACTCAACCAAATCAACCCCCTGCAACCCTACTAACGTGGGGGTAGGTAACGTAACATACCTCTCACTCTCATTCTTGTTCTAGTTGCAATAGAGTATTTGGAACATATATAACTAAATCAGAGTTGAAATAGCATAAAGTTTTACTTTAAATTAAAAAGACATGACTGATAAAAAGCGAATTTACGAAGTATTTAACGTTGCAACAGGTAAATGGGAAGAATCCTCTATGACTGATGCAGAATACCAGAAGATCTTGGATAGAGTTAATATGTCTACAGAAGAATTAGAAGCAGAATATGAGATAATTACTCGTATTATTGAACAAAAACATGGTTTACACGATAAATCTGATGAGAGTATGGATTAAAGTATATAGTATATTATATATAAGTTACTTATATAGTAACAGTTACTAATTAGTAACAGTTACTAGGAAAAACATGATAAAAATAAAACGAAGAATTAATAGAAAGACTGCAGAATACCCTGTTTACACAAAACAAGAAGCAGATGATAGAAATATTAAATATTTATACTGGAAAGAGTGCAATACTGGCGACTGGGGTCTTACAGATGATGATTATGTTAGTGAATGTGTGTCTAGAAAAGATTATACAGATAAAAATGGACATACTAAGACATTTATTAAGCTAACATGTGGCGTGGGATGGGGAAGTTCGTTTTCTACAATAAAATTTGAGTTAAATCATGCATATGAGTGTTATTCTAAAACAAATCCTGCAAAAGATTGGAAAGAACAAGAAATAAACACTACAAGAGCAAAAAATACGATAAATACATATGCTAATATGCTATTATCTGGAGATAAAGTAGATTTTGACAAGTTAGGACAGATATATAGACCTGACCAAAAGATTCCAGCAGCAACAGTACGAAGATTTCTAAAACAAAAGGTATCAAAAGACATGGTAGAACAAAAATTAAAAGAATTATTAGCTGAAAAGAGTATTAACAAAGAATTTGCATTAGATAACCTACTTAGAGCGTTACATATGGCAGAAGGCAAGGGTGATGTTAACAATTTTCTTAAAGCAAACGATGCAATAATGGATTTACTAGAAATGAAACCTAGTAAAAAAGTATTAACAGATACAGTACAGATAGATGTTACTAAACAAATAGCTGATACTATAGCGATGGAGGAAAATAAACTAACATTACAAAGAAAAGAGGAAACAAATGAGCATCCCCAAGAATCCTGATGATTATGAGCATGTAAATGCTAATATCATGGAAGACCAGCTTGATGTAGCTGTAAGAGCGTTGCATGTTATTTCTGCTATGCCTAGTAGTGACCCAGAGTTTCTTTCTTCCGTAGCTATTGATGCGTTGAAAGAAATGGAAACCTATGGCATATTGTGGAATGATGAAATGTATTAATGTTTGCGCATTGCCCTATTATAAGCAGAGTGTGTGCATTTGCTACAGATTGCGGTGACCACAAACATTGTGGCTTAAAAACAGGTAATTATGAAGAAACTAAAATACATAACATAACAACATGCCCTAAACCAAAGAAGAAAAAGCGTGGCAGAAGATAAAAAGCTAGTAGTAAATAAATTAAAGAAGAACATGATAATGTTTGGTAAAATTATAATGCCAAATATGTTTACAGTTCCTTCACCAGATTTTCATTACAAGATTGCTGATGCTTTACTTGATAGTGCCTCCAAGCAAGTAAACATCATTGCCCCTCGTGGTCATGCAAAATCCTCCATTGTGGGTGGTGTCTACCCTTTATACCACCTTATGCATCACGAGGGGAGTAAATTAATAGTCCTAGTATCTAGAACCCAAGACCATGCTATAAAATTATTAGGTACAATAAAAGATGTTCTTGATTATAGCGAAACATTTAGAGCTATTTATGGATACTGGGGGCAACATAGTGCTAAACAATGGGCAAAGTCTGAAGTAGAATTAAAAGATGGTTCTATGATAATATGTAAAGGTACAGGTCAACAGCTTAGAGGTATTAAAGTAGGTAGTCAAAGACCTACATTAATTATTGTAGATGACCCAGAAGACGAAAACAATACTAAAACTGCAGAAGCTATGGAACAAAACCTTAGATGGTTATTGCAATCAGCAGTTCCTTCACTAGATCCCACTAAAGGTAGAATAATAGTTATTGGTACACCGCAGCATCAACGCTGCATGGTAGAAATACTAAAACAAATGAAGGGATGGGTTAATATGCATTTTAGTCCAGACATGGATAATGAAGTAGCATTGTGGGAAGAATGGCAACCTATAAAAAAATTAAAACAAAAAAAGGAAGAATTAGAGTCTATAGCAAGGGTAAGTGTATTTTATAGAGAATATCTATGTAAGATAGTTGGCGATGAAGACCAGCTGTTTAAAGAAGAGTATATACAATATCATAATTATAAATTAGAAATAGATAGTGACAATCAACACTATCTAACTGGTAATAATAAAAAGATACCAGTAAACGTCTTTATGGGGGTTGACCCTGCATCCTCAATACGCAAGACAGCTGACTATAGTGTTATTATGCCTGTAGCAGTTGATAACAAAAACAACAGGTATGTTCTAGAATACTACCGCAAAAGAGCAACCCCTATGAATTTAGCAGAAAGCATCATAGAGTATTTTAAACTATACAAGCCTGTAAAAGTACGTATTGAGTCTGTAGGTTATCAGGAAATGCTACGAGAGTACCTGAGACAAAGAACAGAAGAAGAGAATCTGTTTATTAGTGGATTAGAAATAAAAGAAGCACCAAGAACTAGTAAATCATCAAGACTAGAAACAATGGAGCCATATTTTGCACAAAAGAAAATGTATATTAAAAAAGAACAACTAGCATTAAAAGATGAATTGCTATTGTATCCTAGAGGTAAACATGATGACTTATTAGATGGATTGTATTATGCAATGAAGAAATGCTACGCTCCAAGCCATGTATTAGAAAATAAAGAAAATGAACCTAGCAGCAGAGTTGCTGCAAAGAGCTATGATTGGAAAACATCTTAAATGGGAACTTTTTATAGACATTAATAGTTTAAGTAATTAAAAACCTAACTCTATGCATAATAATAACTCTAGTAAAGACCCAGAAGTACAATTTACACACGACCTATTAAAAGAATACAGCTCTGCCAGAGAAAACTGGGCAAAGCAAGCTGTAGAGGATAATGAGTTTCGTAATGGTAAGCAATGGACAAAAGAACAAGCTGACACCTTACGCAATAAAGCTCAAGAACCTATTGTCGTAAATGTAGTTTTTTCTGCAGTAGAGCAAGCAAAAGCTATGCTCTCTGCTAACAAGCCACGATTTCAGTCAACTGCCAGAGAAACCAGCGATACAGAAGTTGGTCGTTTATTTTCTGACTTGATGTCCTACGTCTGGGATAATTCACATGGCAACGTAGAACTCAAGCAATGCATCGATGACTACTATGTTAAAGGCATGGGAGTTATGATGGCATATACAGACCCAGATAAAGACTTTGGTCGTGGTGAAGTTTGTCTTAAATCAATAGACCCCCTTGAAGTATACTTTGACCCAAGCAGTAAAGATCCTTTTGCTAGAGATTGTGGTCATATAATTGTAGCTAAATTGATGAGTGAAAATCAATTAATACAATATTTTCCTGAGTTTGAAGAACAAATATTACAAGTTCAAGAAACTAGTTATATTAATATACCTGCTGAAAGTAGAACTCCTTTATACTCTGAAGATGTTACATTAAAAAGCAGAATAGCAGGAGAAGAATTATCTGGGGATAGAGAATTAGAAATGTTTACAAGGTATACAAAAATACGTAT